CGTATAAGTATAAGTTGCTTTTGGAGTTTGTTTTATTAAATTATCAATAGCACGAAACTGGAAACCATCTTGAGTTTGATAGAAGAAGAAACCAGCAATTCCACCATCAGGTACAGACTTTGATGCTAAAGAAACTAAAACAGTAAATGGTTTTCTTAAGTTGCCGATAAAACCATAAGTATTTGAAGTCTTATCAATCGTTCCAACTCTAGTTGTCTTAAGATAGTCTTTGATAATCGCAGACACGGATGTATCAATTGATGAACCAGTTGGAAACTTTCTTCCAACCCTTGTAGTTTCATTTGTAATTGCTTCTCTAGATACAAGATGTAACTGAAATATTTCTCGTTGAGACTGACTGATAACGTTAGAGATACTTGAAACATAAAGATAGTTTTCTGGTTTAGAGAAATCTAGTCCTTGATTTGTAGGAGAGTTTCCTGCTATCTTCAACGAAAGTCTTTCCCCACCACGAAGAGGCAAACCATTATAAACTGATTGTTTTAGACCATTCTCACCAACGATTGAATCTCCAGTATCCATTACTAATATCTTTGCAGTCACGGTTGGAGAAAAAATATCCTCATAATAGTCAATAGAATATGTACCAAGTCTAATATCAACAGACTTTGACTGATTGTTGGATTCTAATAATAGTTGTTCGTATTGAGATCTTTTAGTTGACATTAGGTATAAGCGAGTTCTATTAGCATTCTTTGTTTGATAAGATTATTTAAGCTAGGTCCAACAACAAGTATTGGAGAACCTCCAGAAGAACCAACCATAGTTCCTGGATTTGGATATGATTGAGCAGGAGCAGCAACCACAATTGTCTTTTCACCTTTTTCTGGGGTGATGTTATTTGAAGTAGCAACAGCAGCATTTGTACCAGCAACTCTTGCTGGAGTTGCGGTTCCTTTACCAGGAACAGAGAATGCTGTATTATTTGGTCTATTCGTCAGAAGAATATAAGGAACATAAGGTGATGGATCAGCGTCACTACCTCCAGACATTTTACCTTTAGATTTTGTATATTCAAAGTGAAGGTGAGGTCCTGTTGATCTTCCACTACTACCAATTTGAGCAAATGAAGTTCCTGCTTTTAACTTTGTAAATGCATTTGGTCTAGAAAGTAAGTGTGCAAAACGAAGTTGAACCCCAAGTTCAGGAACCCACACATCAAGAGTATGACCATATCCATATTCATCATATTCATACCCAACCCATTCACAGTTAAGACGCAAAGCAATCCAAGTTCCAATAGGAGCAGAGATATCTATCCCACCATGAGATCTTCCACCAGATCTATAACTTCCCATAACATCAGTAACCTGTATGCTACTTACACCTCTTCCAATTGACTGGGTTAAGACATCACCTTTTTGAAGTGGTCTTGAACCTAGTGCTCCTGGTTGAACAGGTGATGGAGTAGTTTGTGCTGGACTTGTATCTTGAGAACCTAATGATTTTTGATAGGCTTTTTGTATTGATGGTAATGGTTTTGTTGGTTGTCCAAATATAGATCCTGGAAAAGATGCCCATTGTTTACCTAATATTGTCGAAACTCTGGAACTAATTCCCTCTTTTCTTAAAATGTTTTCCGTTATTCCCAATTCTCTAGCAAGTTCTAGAGCAGCTTTATCTTGACTTGCTGGACTAAAATCTTTCAATCCAAGTTTTTTAGCAAGGCGATTGAAAGTACCAGGCATAAATTGATATCTTCCAGCAGCAGCACTTGCATATCCACCACTGCGGACTACTTTATCTGGATGTTTTGAATAATCACTGAATTGACCAAAACCAAATAAAGTTTTGTATCCATTATGAGGTTGATCTCTTGTTCCTTCTGCAAAAGCAATTGCATCCAATAATGCTCTTTGCTCCTTTGTTCCTATAGATGAAGTTTCATTACTTGTAGAAGGTGTTGTTTCTCTTGGTGGTATAGGAGCTCCTGATGGTGGTTGTAGTTCTTCTTTTGTCTCAAAGTCAAATGGTTCTAGAAGTAAACGTAAAGCATTCGCAAAGTCAATTTCCATTCTATTAAACGAGTTGAGAACTTTTGAAAGAGAGTTATCAACTTGCTTGCCCATATCATCAAAATCAAATGCAACCAAGTTTCGAATAAAAACACCAGAAAGTGTTCCTATCTCTTGTAAAATTGAAAACGTGTTCGTCATAAAACTCGACAGAACACCAGACATTCTACTCATTCTTTCACCAAGTTGCTGCGATAATGAAATAATAGTTGGTAGGTTTGTAAGTGCCCAACCAACCATAGTCAGAGCAATTGCATCTAATACTCTACCAAGGAAACCTTTTGTTGAGTTTGTAACAACCTTTCCTATTCTTCCTATCGAACTTGTTGACTTTGATGCCTGAAATAAATCTCTTTGCTCTCTTCTACGAATTCCATCTTTTCTCTTCTGGTAGATATTGCTTCTCTTTGCAATTGACTGTCTTTTAAAAACAGACTGTGCTGCTAGAGTTCTTCCAATTCCACCAGCAATCTTTTTAGATTCGTTTGTTCTTCTCTCAACATTATCAGCAGTCTTAAAAAGTCTACTCGATGTAACTTTAATGCGTGCTATACTCATCTTACATCACCACATTATAGTTCACCATCGAATAATAAACGTAGAAATTATCAGCATTCGATGATGAGATATTTGGAATTTCGTTTGCAAATGGATTTGTAGATGTTGGAACTACTTGAGTCGCTGGTTGTTGTGGAGCAGTTACAACTACATTTGTTTGTGGCTCTGCCGCTGGTCCAATTGTATCTGCTCTCATCACGGATGTTGATGGCGTCGATGATTGAACCTGCGCTACAGGTAATGCAACTTGAGAACTCCCATGCATCATAGTTGATAAATCCATATCCATATTAAAACCAGCAAGTGGATTACTTTTTGGTTTGAACTGAGAATATAAGTCTTGTCCTTTTTGATTTAAAAATGTTGCTCCTATGATACCAAGAGGTAATTTAATAAAAAGAGGCATGGGCATCATGGATAAACCATAAAGACCCGCTGCTGCTGTACCTGCACCTGCAACTGACTGCCCAAGTGGAGAACCTTGAGACATATTGAGTCCAGTTCCAGCAGCAAGTTGTATGAATGGATTTGCAACAGCAGATTTTACAAGTTTAAATACAGATGGTGCTGTTGTTGTAGCAGCAGTTAGTGCTGTAGCTGCTGCAGCTGCTGGTTTTCCTATAAGATTCCCAGCAGCACTAACAGCACCTCTTAAAACTTGAATGGGGTATTTGAAAAGACCGTTTGCAATTGCTTGAGTTACTCTTGAAGTTGTTCTCGTAACAGACCCAACAATATTTCTAAGACCTTGTGTAAGCTTTGCGAATACATTTCCTGCTGAGGCAAAACCTTTACCTAACAGGTTTTTGACATTAGTCAGTTGCTGAACCGTAGACTTAGCTGCTGCACCAATACCTTGAATTATTTTTGGTGCTAACCATCCCGTTAATAACAACGAGAAGAAAGTCATCAAACGTGAGAGTGCTGACTGGGTTTTAACTGCTGCTTTCTGGACAGGAGCAACAGTCGCATTTTCAATCTTTCTTTCTACTAATGCTTCTTGCCCTTCTCTGAGTTGTTGTTCAACAATCCTTCTTTCTCTTTCTTGCTCAATTGCCTCTTTCTGTCTTTCTAGAAAAGAGTTTTGTGTAATAGATGTTGATACGACTTGAAGTGATCTTCCAAGGTCGTTGATTTGTAAACCAATTTTATCAAGTCTAGTACTTAAACCACCAACTAGATTTGATACTGATGAAAGTACAACTTGTCTTTCTGCTTCTCTTTGCTGTTCTGCGGCGCCACTCATTACTCTAGGGGACATCATTCCTCTAGCACTGTTTATTCCACCTAAAATTGGTGACGCCAATTCAGCCATTTGCTTTGTTCTTTAAGTTTTCTTCTTCAATAAAGTTTTGGAGTAGAGAAACATAAACTTCTCTTTCCCAAGGTATCATATTTTCAAGCTCAGTCAATGAATATTTATGGTGCTGAATCAAAGCAAAATTAGTTTTGAAGTATGACTCAAGACTTTCGTGAGCCATACCTACCCGAAAAAAGACGTTAAACCCTCTAGAACAACATCACTTTCTACACCAGTCTTAGGATTATTTACCGTAATAGTATGAGAAAGTTTAGGCATCGTTTCAAAAAACTTTTCAATTTCTTTGAACTGTTTTGAACTTAACTGCTCTAGAAAATCTAGAAGTTCTTTTTTAGTATACTCAGAAGCACTCCAAGATTCTTCTTCAGTATAAATTTGTTCCACACAACCGCAGATAAGTTCAAAGGTATCATTTACAGTTACTGAAGAATCTTCAACATTAAAGTTACTCTTGATAAACTCATTCATCGAAGGATACTTCATTCTCAAACTTAGTTGTTCATCCAGTTTAATATCTCTAGTATGTTCTGGACTGATTTGAACTCTAATATCATCTAAGTTGATGAGAGTTGGGACTTGGGTCATTCCATCATCAGGACAAGTAATCAGAACTTCAATATCCTCACCAACAGACTTTCCACGAATATTAAGAAACAGATATTCGATATCGAAAGTAGAAAGATCATCTACCTTAATACCCCTGGTCAAAATGCAGTTTGAAATTACATCTTTAACTGCATTTGCAATTTGTTTTGGATCCTCAGTCTCCATCGCAATAATAAGGATCTTTTCTTCTTTAACTAGAAATGGACGATATTTAATTCTCTTTTTGTTTGAAGGCAACTCAAGTTCATAAGTTGGAGTCGAAATTGTTGGTAAAGGCATAATATCCTATCAAGTTCAGTTGTTTTTATTTAGAGGATTATCTGTAGAACTCTCTGAGTGTATCTGTGTTTATAGCTTCTGCTACCGTTTGTCCAACTCTTCTAAATCTGACTCCACCAGCACCAGCTGCTCCAGCAGATACTGGAACAAGAACTTCTCTCTGAGTTGGAATTTGATTGTTAGCTGGAGGACTTGTATTCACAGTAGGTAATATACCAACTTTATTATTATCAGTTCCAGAATACACACTATAACTGGTAGTTTTACCGCAAACATAACGGTCAAAGTTAAATGATGCTGATACTTTCAAAATATTTGATGCCTCATAAGAAACAGGAACTGAGTTCATCGCAATTGGAAATAGTCCATAGAAAGTATATTCAATTTGCTTGGAATAGTCTCTATCAAATTTTATAATTCGAGTCATATCAGTTTTATACTCTCTTGGATATCTCATCCTAAAGAAATATCCATTTTGTGATGGAGAAACTCCGGAACCAAAAGAAATAAATTCCATCCAGTGCTCTAAAAACTTCAGAGTTTTATAAGATAAGTCAACATAAAACTCTAAATCAATTTGAGTAAACAGACGGGTGTGCGCCATTTTCTCAACGACACCTGTAAAGTTTCCTGCAATATCTGCAGTACCAAAAGAACTTCCAGGAAGAACTGCAGAGTTACACAATAAACCTACACTCTCACCAATAAAGTTAGCATCAATACCTCTATATGCAAGATGTCCTCTTAATGGTGCAGATAGTCCACCAAAAATAACTTCATAGTGAGAGGTCTGTGCTAAGCTAGTTATGAGTGGTTTGATATCCGATATCCTTCTTGGAGTAGGCACTCTAAATATCTTATATGGAATTGTTATAGTTATTTAGATGTCGTATAAAGGAAAATATAAACCGTCATATCCAAACAAGTATAAAGGAGATCCAACCAATATCATATACAGATCATTATGGGAGCGTAAATTTTGCAGATATTGCGACACTAATACAAACATTTTAGAATGGGGTTCTGAAGAAATGTTTATTTGGTATCGTTCCCCTATCGACTCAAAACCTCATAGATATTTCCCAGACTTCTATATCAAAGTTAAAGAAAGCACTGGTCATATTAAAAAGTATCTGATTGAAATTAAACCACATAAACAGACTGCGCCTCCACCAAAACCTCAAAGGCAAACTAAAAAATATCTTTATGAGGCATATGAGTATGCTAAAAACCAAGCAAAATGGGAAGCAGCAAAAGAATGGTGTGCTGATCGTGGATATGAGTTCAAAGTTCTAACAGAAAACGAACTTTTTGGTTCTAAATAGTAATAAAGGTATAAAATGTAAATGAATTTTTATTATACATATGCATCTATGACTGAAACTATGGAAAGGACAAAACTATCTCGTTACCTCATCTTGAAAAATGGTGGAAAATTTATTGATAAAAAAGAAATCAAGTAATGCCTAGAAAGAGTCTCAAGGAAAGGCAACAAAAAAAAGTTACAGATACTGATCGCAACCGTAACCGAGTTCGTCCTGTTCTTGATGGCATTATTGGAAATGAAGATCCAGACGACTTAATGCTTGAGTTACTTGAAGTTATTCAAGAGTCTCCTAAAGTTCCTGTTCCTGGTAAGTTTTATATTTTTGTTTATCGTCCCAAAACTCCAGGTATCCAATATGATCAAAACCCATTTGTTGCAGTAACGGATGTGTTCTCATGGGGTTTTCGTGGTATCAACTTCCACTGGGAACAAACAAGACAATACACTTGGGATGAAATACCTGGGAAGATCTATGAAGTTTATCCTGCAGAAGTAAAAGACCTACAAGAGTTACCATTTGCAAATATCCGTCTAAATAGTTAAAAAAATAGATAACAGTGGACTTTTTTTCAAATCCAACATTTGGAGTTGCTTCACAGGGTCAAATTCCAGATGTTAATTTATCTGGAGAAAATGCTCTCAAGAAGACTAC